ATATCCTCTCCCACGATCGCTTTGCTATGAACCAACTGATTTGCTGTGTAACTTTTACCTATGCTCCAAAAAAAGTACTGCGCTATTAACTCACACTTAACTCCTAATTGAGCGACTAACTTGTTTCCTCTGTTGTATTCCTTTGCCCACGACTGCGTTCCTAGATGCACTACGTCCCTTAATCCTCCTATGTATTGACCGCACTCATTGATATGCGGAGGGTAACTCGCTGTTCCGCTTTTCATACTAGTCCTAACTTACATCTTACATATCCCCACCATTGCAAAAACGCTCCTGTATTGTAAAACTCGTCCTGCGTGAATACATATACTTTACCTTTCTTACCTGTGATGGTCACTACTCCAGATGGAAGTACTGTAACCTTATCTAACAAATTGCTCATACTTTTTAATTATTATTTGTAAATCCTCGTTCTGCTTTTCTGCCTTCCTTGCACGTTCTATTGCTCGGTTTTTGTCTGCCATATAATCCGACAACGCTTTATCGTATGCCCAACGATCCGACTGCAACTCGTTAACATAAAACGTAACCTCACTTATCGCCTTAGCCATCTTCTCTAATGTTTCAGACGTTTGCTTTTTCATCGCATCAAGAACTAAAGTACTCAACAATTCCATATTGCTAAAGTACTCCACATCCTTAATGTTTTTTATTTTATTCATAGCCCTTGATTACATCGAGATTTAACTCCGTTGCGACATAGTTAATATGCTTACTTGTTGTCACGCTATACCAAGCCGGTACTATTAAATTAGGGTACTCGATTGTAGCAACGTGCGTTTCGTAACTATATACCTTATCGTTAATAATCATAAGGTTTTGCTTGTATTTGTCAAACTTTCGTATATTCATTATGATTGTTTTTTATTTGTATTTGTGTTTGATGGTGCTAATATACGCAAATAAGTTTACGTTTTACACGATTGTGAAAAAAAGTTACTCGTTAACAAAAGTTTAACAGACCTAACTATCGAGTGGTTTGTATATGTAACTTGCAATGTCCTCCGGAAGCATATATACGTCTTTTAAGACCTTTTTATTATTCCAGAGTGTAGTTTTAGGCGACATAAGTTTTTCGAGTTTAAAATCCTTTATTCCATCCAACCAGAACATATACGTTCCTTCTGGATCACTAACAAAATATATTTTGACTACATCGGATGGCAACTCCATTAGTGCGTTGTACTTTTTGACTTCCAACAACTTTGTCTCGTAATACTTTTCACGAAACTTCATTTCGATTACACATTTTTTACCTTTAGGAGTAAAACCTTTTGCATCGTAAACTTCGTATTTTTCTCCTGTCCATTCCAACTTCCATCCATCAAACTGATTAAGAAAATCGACCACTACCTTTTCGAGTTTATGCGTTGTCTCCGCTTTCATACAATTTATTTAAGTCATTGACGTATTTTTGTGCCTGTTTTGGATTACAACTGCACAACTGCACTTTCTTGTGATTAAAATACTTTGCGTGTAACTCACTTACTTTGTCTGCTTCCCTTCGACTAATCCTTCCGTTCGGCTTGTTCTTGAAGACCACCCACCAATCTTTATCTTTTTTTTCCATTCCTAAAAATCTTTATCTCGTTCCATTCTTCCCTTCTACGATCACAACCGCAATCGTCTCCCCATATTTTTTTGACTATCCACCTTATACCTGTGTATCTAGTGAATACATATACCATATCGCCTAGTTTCATCGCAAAATTTTTTTAACCTTGTTTATTGTTCGCTTGATGGAGTAGTAACTAATGCCTGTTAACTGTGACAACTGCAACATACTCATACCTTTCTTGTATACAAATTCGAATATTTTTCTATCATACCAATACAACTTGTCTATTTTTTCTTGTATCTCGTTCATAAACATATCCTTGTCAAAGTCTATATTGTCTATTAACTGCACATCCTCCAAAGACGCTTTTGGATATTTTACTTCTCTGCGTTTCTTTGTGATGTATAGACTATTCAAGGTTTTAAAAACAAAATAGTAGTTTATCTCGTCTCCATTGTACATAATGCTTTTTGCCTTGGCGCTTCTTAAATACCAGTCATAGATTTTTAAATACATATCTTGGACGTAATCTTCTGCAACTTCGAGATCACAACCAAAACTCAACACGATTCTTACCCAATCATCGTGCTTTTTCGCTAAATCATCTAATAAATTCTCCATTTTATTTTAACGCCAACAAACAAGAAACATATTAAAACTTCCTCCCAATGGTCGTCTCTGTCATATAACAACCCTATTAATGCTCCCCTAATTATTAATAACTGTATCATTTTTTCCTTTTAATTTATCTACTTCCGATGCCAACATTTTAACCAATACATACAACTCGCCTATCGCTTTAGACATACGCTTGATTTTTGCTGACTGTGACTCTCTTGCTTTCATACTAGAATGGTATATTACTTTGCTCCCTAATAGGTATATCTATAATTTTCTTGCTGTCCATTTCAAATCCTACATTGTTTAATATCGACTTGAACTTTATTGGAGCGTCAATAGGAGTAGGTCTACCACCTGTCTCTACTTCCTTTACTTTTCTGATGTGAACCATACTGTCCACCCAATCTGTCGGATGTTGCACGTACCTGTGGATTACAATAAAATCATCCGCCCTATTAACAAACTTCCCTCCTCCTTCTACGTCACTAGCCAATGGTGGGATTGGATGCCCTGCGTACTCGTGACCAACAGGGTGCTTAATCCTTAACGCTTGTGTATTGGCGTGCGTGTTTAACCATACGCTTACTCTCGTTTTTTTGCAAAATTGACGTATTTCTGTTGTTGCTTGATAGTCATACTCGTGACCACCTAGAGACTTGTTCATCTCTGGGTCTTTAATTAAACTATTGTAAGGGTCTATTAAAAAACCTTTATAATCCCACGCATTCTTGATACCTCGTGCTAATTCTATTAACTCTCTGTATGTATATAACTTTTCGTTGTCTATAATTTTAAAGTGTGCCTGTACATATTCAAGATGCTTTTTGTAATCCTCCTCCTCAATTTTGTTTATCGGACTTCCTGCTAGAAACTCGACCAACTTTCGGATAACACTATGTGCTTCGTTCTCGCTACTAAATACTAACCACCGCATATTGTGTGCCTTGCTGTATGCCAACATTAGATACAATATAAGCGTTGTTTTCCCCACGTTTGCGTGTCCTAGTATAACATTAAAATTGCCTTCTTTAAATCGCAGGTATTCGTCTATTTCATCGAACCCTAACTTTAATCCTTCCTTAATAGTACCCTGTCTTACAAGGTCTATATGCTGTATTGCTTTGCTGTAATCAATTAACATTTCTTTGTTTTTGTCTAATATATAAAAAAAAAGGGGACGCTAGTCCCCCTTAAATTAAAATGGCAAATCCTCTCTGTCTGGATTTTGCTGTGCATTCGTAACAGGTGGTGCGGATGGCTTAAATTGACTAACTGTCGCTTTTAAGTTGTTTCCATATTGNTCTGGTGCTTTACGCTCACTTGCGTTGATTACCACCTTCTTTTTTCCATCCTTTCCTGTGAAAGCATATTTTTCTAGAATACTAATATCTAGAGTTAAACTATTAAACTGTCCATACTTTCCATCTATGGTCTTTCCTTGACCGCAATATATTACATCGCTCATACTATTTGTTATTTATAATTGTTTTAACTATTTCCCAATTGGATAACGCTGTTTGTTTTATTACATCATCATCAACTGTACTACCTGCCCATCTCTCGTTTGCTCCTCGCATACAAGACTGTGCTATGATCGTGATATCCTTAGTGGATAAATCGATTTTTTTATCCTCGTCTTTTACTAAAAAACAAGTGTTATACTTTGGGTTGCTTACCTTGTACTTGATCACATCGCCTACGTTAAATTTTACGTTATCATCTGGCGGTACTAAAAACTTAAATGGTTTTGCTTGACCCTCTAGCCGTACATCAAAGGTATTATAATCCTTCCACGTTCCGGTACTCTTTGCTTGTTGTACTCGTCCTGTTTGCATAATATTCTTCTAAGATTTTATTTTGTTCTACTTCATCCTTCGCTTCCAAAAACGCAATACGCTTCCGTAACTTGTCGATTTCGTGTTGAAGAGCATCGACCCTTGCCCTTAAATACTCATTTCCTTGCATAATTTGTAATTTACTTATTAACTTTTGTAAATATAACAAAAAAAAGTAATAAAAAAAAGGGGATGCTTAGAACACCCCCTCTTTAGACAAATACAAATTACAATCAAAGAATGATTATGCAAATATATTTATTTTTTTATACTAGACAATTTTTCTTTGTATTCTTTTTCTATCCACTCTAAATCGTAGTTGCTTAGTTTAAGTATCTCCCTTCCTCTCTGCCATAGTAAATCTGCTGTGCCATTTCCATATTTTATATCTAAAATTACACCAAACTTATACTGTTCTCCATATCTAAATATGTTACAACTTTTGCATTGCACTTGGACGTTCTGCTCGTCCCATCTCGTGCTATATTGCTTACGACTAACAAAGTGACCTGCATCCATACTTTTCCAATGGTCGACCTTTCCACAAGTAAAACATTCAACATTACCATTCCTGTCCGCATACCTTTGGCGGATGTATTCGCTAAATGCCTTGTCGGCTTTTTTAACTAGTGTTGAGCGTTTAGGTTTTTTCACTCCTCTCTGAACTTTAGTAAAAAACTACCTAAATATACGTCAATCTCCTTAATCTTTCGGTATATGTAGCGACTCGTTGCTTCGGCTGATGACCTTTCTGACTTCGGAGTCTCTGTTCCCAAGTTGCAATATTGGTCTGCGTTTAATTCCAACAACGCATCGATTTTACTCTTGCTCGACAAGTTTCTGCGGTTCGCTATGTTGTCTGCCTTTTGTCTATACATTTCGTTCTCCATTTGCCTATATATATATATATATAACTAATAACTTAATATGTAACTTATATAACTAAATATATATTAAACTAAATATATATAAATATAAAAAAAAGTCTTTTAAAGTTATATACGCAAATATATAAACTACTTTTTATTCACAACGTCTTTGGCTATTTTTTCGGCTGTTCTTCCTATAACATAACCTCCAACACCTAACTGTAATAAATTCCAAAACTCATTTTCTAACTCCGCATTCGGCAACCCAAACGCAGGTGCTATAAATTTATTGTACATTACTATAAACGCAAACCCTAACATTACTATCGGTCTCCACGAACGCTGTAACCAATTACCTCTCGCTTCGGCAACTATNATTTCCTTCTGCATTTCCTGCAACTCCAACTCCTTCTCTTTGAGTATTTTAAAAACTTCGTTCTTTGCTCGGATGCGTTCCTCGTCTGTTGTAAACAAATTATCTATTACACCGCCAACTGCCTTGATAACGTCTCCTGTAATAAAATCTAGTATTTTTTTCATTTGCCTTGACCTCTATACTTTTTTCTATAATGCTTTGATCCTTTAATACTACTTGTCTTTGTCTTTGCGTGTATTCCTTTACGCTTTACTTTTTGCTTAATAATTTTCGCTACTTCCTTTACTCGTGCCATTAGTACAACCAAATTAGATTTTGAACTTTGTCTTTATCTATATCAACGTGGATGAAGGTATCGCCTATACCTATGCGATTAAAACCTACGTCCTGCAAACACCATAACAACTCGTGTCTATCTGCACTATTGTTACAATGCAAATCTACCGCCAAACCTTTTAGGTGACTTGATTTGGATGTTCCTCCAACCTTCTCGTTCCACGCCCTTGTTCTGTACCCACTATTGACTGTGATCGGTTTGTCAAACTTATCTCGTGCTAAGTCTAACATTTGCAACAAAGTCTTGTCCATTAATTGACCGCTCCCTTGAACATCTGGACTATCAAATTCGTGATATTGAAAATACTTCATACTAACACAATCCACAGTGTATGCAAAATTCACACATAATTTTATATTTTATCTATAACTTTTTGTATTTCTTCTAAGTCTACGTTTAATTTAAAACTAAGATCAGCAGACCATTGGCGTACAGGTCTTCCTTTGTAATATATGATAACAACAGGTACAGTCTGCACTTGCTTTTTGAAATTATCGTTTTGGTCTTCTAACCAAGCAAATTGTACTTCACACCCTATTAAATTGTTGAGGTCTATATTGTGTTTTTT